AACCAGATATAGTAATCCAATCCACATTAGAAGATAAAGCCCAATTAAGGAATTGATTACCATTCTTCCTAGAATATACTCTTACGGGTCTATTGAAGGATGAGTCTGAGCTTGGCCAACCAGAATAAGTAAGAGAAGTACTCAAAGAATCCCCCGAGTTTTCCCTAATACCAAACTCATAAGTTGAAGCACTCTGTTGTACAGTTTGTACTAACTCTCTATCTAAGCCATTAGGTTGATTAGCTCTGATTGTAAGAGTTCTGCTTGCAGGCTTTGAATGCTCAGGTATGGTAATAGTTACTTTAAAGTAATAACCACTCACATTAGTAATAGTTTCGGTTACTCCGGATGGCAAAATAAGAGTAGGTTTAATAGCTTCGGTAGAACTTAAAGAACCGTTAACATATCTAGACCTATAACTTTTTATATAAAAAGAAATATTACCTCCTTTACCTTCAACAGTACCAATGGATAAAGTACTAGTTTTATAACCACTATTCTGTTGAGTACTATGTTCAAATACTATACCGCTACTAGGATAAGTTACCTCAGCCGAATTCTGTGTAATGGTTAAATATACAGGAGTTGCCGTATCGTAAGTAAACTTAATCTTAAAAGTTCTAGGTGATGAGTTAGGGTTTGGTGCTACACTAATACTACATCCACTAGAAGTTTTACCAGAGATGGTAATATCAGATGAAGTTCCCTCAACTACTTCAGCCGAAGTATAAGTAGAACTAACATTTTCTACATAAGTTCCGTTTATATATTTATCATAATTGGCATTTACTGTCAACCTAAATCCTGAACCAGTTCCAGGTACATTTTTAGTAGTTGGGGATATAGATAGGTGATCTACATAGGTTACTTGACCTCCTTCCTGAGAAATTGAGATAGTCTGGTCTGTAGCAGTTGGGAAATCGAAAGTAACCGTAAAATTTCTAGCAGAACCACTATTACTTGGGATAGAAATACTATTACTACTAATAGAAGCCGGACTAGAAACTCTTACGGTAGCAGTTTCTGATTCTGTATAACTACTACCTTGACCATTCCAAGTATAAGTTCTACTTGCACTCTTAGCAGTTACATTAGATTGACCTCCACTGTAACTGAAAGAAGTTTTATCTACTCTACAGTTATAACTCCATGAAGAATAAACTTTTCTACCTGCTGCCTGGGTAAATGTTGCCTGTAGGGTTTTACCCGAATACTTCTGAGTCCAAGTTACAGTGATTGATTTACTATTAGTAGATGTATTGTTGGGTACTATTCTACCTTTATTACCGTCGTAATCTGTAGTATACCAAGAACCTTCCGAAGTTTTAGTGACATCATTCGCCAAACTTTGAGAGATAGTAGTATTAACACCGTTTACTTGCTTAACTCGATTAGAAGCATATGAACCAAAGGGGTATGTACCTCCAGTAGCTGGAGCATTAAAAGAAGGATTACCATTCTGATCCCACTGGAATGTATAAATCCATTGCTCGGCATTGATATCCTCTAACTTGACACATTCATTGTTACCATAGCTAGCAGCATTACTAATTACAATAACCTTGTCAACATTGGAGTCCTTACCATTATTGAGTGCTAACAACTCAGCCTTGGTAGGGCACTCATTAGAGGTCTTACCAAGGCCGGTCTTATTCAGAATAGCACTCCAAGTTGCTATTTCTGCCATATTACTTATTGTTTAATTGTTTCTTAAAGTCTTCGAATTCTTTTCTCAATAACTTAACTCCTTCGAGAGCCATGACACTGAGCATTTCATATTCTACTACTTTTACTTTTACATATTCCTGACCATCTTCTCCGACGAAAGTTTCGAATCTAGATTGGTTAGGTACTTGAGAAGCAGGTATAGTATTCTCTGATACCAACAGAGGTTCAATTTCCTCTAAGCTCTGAGCAATAGTTCCCACTTGATATTTACCATTCATCTTGAAGTGAACTGTAGGTATATTACAGATTTGGTCCAGAGTATGGTTCAAATTCTCTACTTGAGATTTTAATCTACCATCTGATTCCTTCCAGAAACCAGAAGCTGCAGTAGTTTTAGCAAATACTACTTGGTCTGTAGTAGCCAATCCTAATTGAGCTCTAGTTACATTATGAGGATTATCTCTTCTGTTTGCATGGGTATTTAAGTCGGTCTGAGCTTTTGTACCTGCGGCCTTAGCATCTGCAATAGCAGTAGCTTGAGCAGTAGATACTGGCATATCTGCTGGAGCTAAGTTCTGTACATTACCTAAACCTATCTGAGCTTTGGTTACATTGTGAGGGTTACTCTTATTGCCAATATGAGCATCTAAGCTTTCCTTGATTACTTTGTCAGAATCCTGGATTAATTTCTCTAATGCAGTTTTAGCAGCATCAGTATAAGCCTTAGCTTCATTCAAAGCATTGGTAATATCTCCATTCAGACCAGAGTTAAGTTTATTGAACATCTCCCGAGTCAATACTCCAGCTCGATTAGCATTAGCAGCTAAAATTTCTAATGTCTGTGTAGTAGCTTCACCATATACTCCATCAGCTTTAGTAGATTTACTAATCTGTACCCAAACTTTATCCGTATTCTGAACTACTCCTTTACCAGAAATTATAATAGTACCCGGGATAGAATCAAACAGTTTCTTATCTGCTGCAGTTTGTACACCTGCTAAGTCTTTGGTAGCAGCTGGGATAGGTTGATTATAAGTATTTACATTTGCAGTATTACCAAAATCTGAACAATCGAAATTTAATCTAACTTCGGTAGCATTTCTAGTCCAAGCTCCGTCACCCTTAATATGAGAATAAAACTTTAGATTATCACTCAGAGATTTTCTCCAATCAGCTAAAGCTTTACCCTTACCTCCATCATAAGCAGTACCAGTAACTTCTCCAAGTATCAGTGAAGAAGTATTACTATCTACAAACTGAGTACCTGACCAACGGAATTGATAAGATGGTTCATCCTGGGTAATATTCAAATATATCTTACCTGATTCTCCAGTAATAGGATTAGCATGATCTGGGTCAGAATATAATTTAATATTGCTCAGCTTTCCAGTTTCACTGACATTATAAGTAGCATAAACTTCGATAACATCATCAACATAAGAAGGCAATTGACTAGAGGGTACTAATCCATTACCATCCAAAGATGCAAATCCATTAGCCTTACCCTTAGTTGCTACAAAATCATCATGTTTCTTTTCTAAGTTATTGATATTAGTTTGTAACTTATTCTCAAGAGCAGTATCTGCAGCAGCTCTGGCTTCTTCTTCTTCCTGAATCTTTTGCATCTGAACCTGGTCGTATTCAGCACGAGCATCTGCCTCTTCTTTGATAGCCTGAGTAAATTTGGTGTCCAATGCCTGGTCAGCTGCTTTTCTATCCTTGATTTCTTGAGCAAGGGAAGCTTCGGAAGAATTCTTCAAGGCTTCAATGGCATCTTTTCTGTCTTGGATTTCCTTAGCAATCTGCTGGGGTAAAGTTTCATCCAACTTAACCTTATCAGCAGCAGTCATAGTACCAGCTTTAGTAGTTGAGGCTACTGGTAAATTAAAAGTGGTATTATCATCTTTATATATACCTTCGTTTACAGTTTTTCGGTTTACTGATACTGTAACTTTATTAGCATCTGAAGTTGCTCCTTCTCCAACTACTACAGTCTGAGGAATAGAGTTAAATAACTTCTTATCTGCTGCAGTTTGTACACCGGCTTTCTCAGCAGTAGAAGCGGGGATATCTACAGTGAAATCATTAGATTTCTGTATACCTTCATCGGAGTTATATGTACTTCTACTTATGTTAGTAGTAACCACACTAGCCTTAGGTGTATAACTAGCTCCAGTGATATAATCATTAGGCATAGAATTCCATCTTTTCTTATCGGCAGCTGATTGAAGACCGGCTTTAGCATCTGTAGAAGCAGGGATAGCAAACTTACGAGGCATAGGTTCTCCATAGAGATTACCTTCTCCTTTTACAGAACTCTTAAAGTTTACTTCAGCAGAAGTACCATTGATAACCAAGTTCGGATCAATTTCCGTAACCATAGTTAAGGGTAAAGCATTTGAAGTAGCTTCTTCTTTCTGAAGACGTTCATCTAAGCCGTTAGTGATACCATTAAATTTATTCTCAAGTGCGGTATCAGCTGCTTTTCTATCTTCGATTTCTTTATCTATACGTTTACCCAGAGCATTATCAGCAGCAATTCTTGCAGCTTCTTCAGCATCAATATTATCCTGGAGAACTTTATCGGCAGCAATACGCTCATTACGTTCTGTAGTAAGGTCCTGAGTATTCTTATCTACTTTAGCTTCAATACGAATATCCTCGGCCTTTCTAGCCTCGATTTCAGTATTCAATAGTTCCTTGATTTCAAGATAACCAGTATTCTGATTACTTTGTAATCCCTGAATTAATTCTAGGTTACGTTGAATATTAGCAGTATTCTTAGCAATTAATTCATCCTGAGCCTGAGCCTTTGTTAATAATTCAGAACGAGTTTCTGTTACGAAAGTTCTCAGTTCACTTACTGTAGCATTAAGAGTAGTACTTAATTCAGTAAACTTCTGAGTAACTTGTTCATCAGCTGCAGTTCTATCGGAGATTTCCTTATCTATAATACCTTTAAGTTCAGTCAGCTTATTAGTAATTGTAGTTGCAAAGTTAGGATCATCTCCCAATGCTTTTGCAATCTCTTCTAGTGTATCTAATACTCCAGGAGCAGAACCAATAACCTTTTGGATTGCAGCTTCTACTTGTTCGGCATTCTGATAGTTAGAATCGTTTTCCAACTGAGATACCTTAGTAATGTAGTTAGCAAATTCCTGGATATTATCTAACTTAGCTTTTAATAAGTCGGTAAAGTCATTTGAAGAAAGCTCTTTGCCATCTACTTTATCAACCTTTCGGTCATTCAAGTTTTCAACAGCCTGAACTCTATCTGATACTTCCTGAGTAATCTTATTCTCTAACAGAGTGTCTGCCTGAGTACGATTAAGGGTTTCAGTATCAATATTATTCTGAAGCTTGGTATCTTCTTGTAGTCTACTTTGAGCCTCATCATTGATATCTTTAGATATAGCTACCAAATCATCTTTGTGATTTTCCATAGCTGTAGTCAGAGAATCCTTAAGAGCTTGTTCAGCAGCCTTAGCTCTTTCTACTTCGGTTTGAATAGCAGTAGTGTTATTAGTTACTTTCTCCCTGAGCTCATCTAAAGAACCGGTTACTCCACTATTGAGGCTATCTATTCTGGTGCTTAAAGCATCATCACCTGCCTTACGATCTTTAATCTCCTGGTCGATTCGAGCATTGATTTTCTCATCTTCATTTGCCCGGGCAGTAGATTCAGTATTTATCAAGCCAGTGAACTTATTATCTAATAAAGTATCTGCTGAAGTTCTATCAGAGATCTCCTTATCGATATTCTGCTGTAAAACAGTATCACCAGCTTCTCTCTTTGAAACCTCAGTGTTCAAGTCAATATTTACCTTATCTACCTGAGACTTAAGATTAGTATCAGCATTGGCTCTTGCTTCAGCTTCTGCATTAACCATGCCTTTTAATTCAGCATAATCTTCAGCTTCCTTAGTAATCTGGTCATTTAATCTGTCAGTATTACGTTGGATATTTGCCTTGTTAGCATTTACTTCTGTTTGCAAAGCATCTATCTTAGCCTGAAGTTCATTTTTAACGGTATTTACCGCATCCTGAATAGATAAAGCCAATTCTTGTATCTTGGTAGCATTAGCAGTTACTCGAGTATCTAATGCAGCATCACCTGCCTTACGATCCGTTTCTTCCTTAGTGATAGCAGCTTGTAATGCAGCATCGGCATCTTTTCTATCTTGGATTTCCTTATTCAGACTAGCTTGAATACCGTCAGTGTTACCAGTAATTTTATCTACTTCGTTATCAACGTATTCTTTCAACTTAGCCTCAAGAGCAGTATCAGCTTCCTTACGGTCAGAAACTTCCTTATCTACATTAGCCTGTACCTGGGCATCAGCTTCTGTACGATTAGTAATTTCTTGATTCAACTGTTCGGTAATAGCAGCCAATTTCTTGGTAATTGTAGTTGCAAAGTTTGGGTCATTACCCAAAGCATCTGCAATCTCCTTCAAAGTATCAAGAACCTCGGGAGCTTCCCCAATAATCTTTTCAATAGCTGCCTGAAGATCTGCTTCAGTTTGATAACCAGCATCATTGATAAGCTGAGATACTTTTGTGATATAATTAGCATGTTCTTCAATGCCATCCAATTTAGCCTTGAGAATATCGGTAAAGTCGTTTTTAGTAAGAGAATAGCCTTCTCTTTTATCTACCTTACGATTATCTAAATCTTTATCGGCAG